CGACTATCAGTTATTCCCGCATCAGGATGATCTAGTGCGCTGGGCGCTGCGCCGTGGTCGTGCTGCCATCTTTGCGGATACCGGTCTCGGCAAGAGCCGCATGCAGATCGCATGGGCAGATCAGGTGCGGCGTGAGACTGGAGGCGATGTGCTGATCCTGGCGCCGCTGGCTGTGGCAGATCAAACAGTAGAAGAAGGCGCGGAGATAGGTGTAGGTGTCACTCATGCGCGCGAAGATTGCGATATACGCCAAGGAATCAACATAAGCAACTACGACAGACTGCATAAGTTTGATTGCAGCCGTTTTGTTGCTGTGGTGCTGGATGAGTCGAGCATCATCAAGCACCATGCGGCAAAAACCCTGCAACTGCTGCTAGATACATTTCGATCTACACCGTACAAGTTAGCCTGCACAGCAACACCTGCGCCGAACGACTGGACTGAACTTGGAAACCATGCCGAGTTTCTTGGCATCAGATCGCGCGTCGAGATGTTGGCGGAGTTTTTCGTGCATGACGGTGGCGAAACGCAAACATGGAGACTAAAGGGCCATGCGCGCCACCTTTTCTGGCGCTGGGTTGCCTCATGGGGCGCGATGCTGCGCTCTCCATCTGACCTTGGCCATGACGCCAGCGCCTACGCGCTCCCGCCGCTGAACGTGCATCAGCACACCGTCGAAATAGAACATGACCCGGCGCATGGCCTGTTCGCAATGGAGGCACAATCACTCATGGAAAGGCGCGACGCGCGGCGCCAGTCGATGGTCGAGCGCGTGGGCGCATGTGCAAAAATCGTCAATGCCACCGATGATCCGTGGGTCGTTTGGTGTGACCTCAACGCCGAAGGCGATGCGCTTACATCCTCAATCAGAGGCGCTGTCCAGATCGCAGGATCTGACGATGCTGATGTGAAAGAGCAACGTCTGCGCGACTTTGCACACGGAAAGATTCGCGTGCTGGTCAGCAAGCCATCCATCTGCGGATTCGGCCTCAACTGGCAGCACTGCGCGCACATGGCCTTCGTCGGCGTCACCGACTCATTCGAGGCGTATTACCAGGCCGTGCGACGCTGCTGGCGCTTTGGGCAACGGCGACCAGTCGATGTCCATGTCTTTGCCAGCAACCAGGAAGGCGCCGTCGTCGCCAACCTCAAGCGAAAAGAGATCGCCGCCGCCGCCATGTCCGCCGCCATGTCATCCGAAACTTTGGATGCCGTGCGCAGCGAAGTCTTCGGCACCATCAAGGAAAGCAACCAATACCAACCAAAGCGCGCTATCGCGCTGCCATCATTTCTGGAGGCCGCATGAACTGCCTAGATCAAACCATTGGAGAAAACTTCGCCCTGTATCACGGCGACTGCGTTGAAGTGCTGAAAGGAATACCGGACGCCAGCATCCATTATTCGATTTTCTCGCCGCCATTCGCAAGCCTTTACACCTACAGCAACAGTCCGCGCGATATGGGCAACTGTCGCACCAATGAAGAATTCTTCGAGCATTTCGGCTATTTGGTGGATGAGATGGCGCGCGTCATGCAGCCGGGTCGCAATGTCTCGTTCCACTGCATGCTGTTCCCTGCCAGCAAAGAACGAGACGGATTCATCGGGCTAAAAGACTTTCGTGGCGATCTGATTCGAGCCTTCCAGGCTAGAGGTTTCATATTTCACAGCGAAACCGTTATCTGGAAGGATCCGGTCACGCAAATGCAGAGAACAAAAGCACTCGGACTGCTGCATAAGTCGGTGCGTGAAAACGCCAGCATGTGCCGGCAGGGAATTCCAGACTACCTGATCACCATGCGCACGCCTGGAGATGTGGTGGAGCGCGTCAAGCACACCGCAGAGAATTATCCGGTGTCGCAATGGCAGAAGGTCGCCAGTCCGGTATGGATGGATATTGACCCGTCCGACACCCTGCAATACACCAGCGCCAGGGATAGCGACGACGAGCGCCACATCTGCCCGCTGCAGCTTGAGGTGATTCGCCGGGGCGTCGATCTATGGACAAACCCTGGAGACATCGTTCTGTCACCTTTTGCCGGCATTGGCAGCGAAGGCTACGTCAGTCTGCAGATGGGGCGCAGATTCATTGGATCCGAACTGAAAGACAGCTATTACCGTCAGGCATCACGCAATCTGTCGATGGCCATGCGGAATACGCAGGATCTGTTCGCAGCATGACTACCGCCAGCCAGTCCGACTTCGCCGCGCTGATGGGCGTGAACAAAGGCACCGTCTCGCGCTGGAAGAAGGCGGGCCGGCTGGTGATGCTGTCTGGTCTGGTGGATGTTGAGGCCAGTCAGCGTCGGCTGGCTGAAACCAGCGGCGGGCGGGATGATGTGGCGGATCGCCATGCCGAGCAGCGCGGCGCGGCCCTGCCGATGGCAGAGCAAAAAGTCGGCGCTGGCGGGACGGCGATATTGCGCAACGAGAGCAGGGCGGATGCCCAGGCGCGCAAGGAATCCAATCAGGCAGACATTCTTGAGCTTGAGCTAAAGAAGCTGCGCGGTACATTGATCGAAAAGGAAGCATCTGATTCTGCAAACAGGTCAGGCTGGGCAAGTATCCGTGCAAGGCTGGAACGATTGCCTGACCAGCTTGCGCCACTGACAACGCCATCGACTGACTATGATGAAAACCATGCGCTGATCGCAGAAGCGGTGCGCGAGATTTTGAGCGGTGTCGCAGAGGATGTCCGCCATATTGAGGGCGAACTGAAGGCGATAAAATGAATGAAAATATCGCCCACTGTCTGTCCGTAATCCGCCACGCGGTCGCCCCGCGTCGCGCGCTCACGGTATCGCAATGGGCGGACGACCATCGCATCCTGTCCGGCAAGCAGGCCAGCGAACGCGGGCGGTGGCGCACCGCGCGCAACCCCATCCTGCGCGAGATCATGGACTGCTTTTCGGTGCAGTCGCGCGTGCGCGATGTCGTCGTGATGAAATCCTCGCAGGTCGGCGTCACAGAGGCCGTGGTCAATGTCCTCGGCTACACCATGGAGCATGCCCCCTGCCCGATCATGGCCATGATGCCCACGCTGGAGACGCGCGACACATGGAAGGTGCAGAAACTCAACCCGCTGCTGCAAGAGACGCCGGCCGTGCGCGACCTGCTCGGCGGCGTGCGTTCGCGCGATGCGGCAAACCGGCAAGACCTGATCGACTTCCCCGGCGGCGTGCTGTTCCTCGCCGGCGGAAATAGCGCGAACTCCTACGCGCAGAAGTCCGTGCGCATCATCATCCTCGACGACCTCGACCGCTTCCCCGAAGAAATCGGCGACGAAGGCGACGTCATCACCCTGGCCGAAGGCCGCACCAAGGCATTCCCGCGCGCCATTCGCTCCTACATCAGCACGCCCACCGTCAAGGGCGGCCTGATCCACCGGCAATGGGACAAGAGCGACCAGCGCCGCTACCACGTCGCCTGCCCGCACTGCTCCGGCTGGCAGCCGCTCGAATGGGGCGGGCCTGACATTGGCCACGGCATAAAATGGACGGTGCTGCCCGATGGAACGGTGACCAACGTGCGCTACGTCTGCCGCGACTGCGGCGCCGAAATGTACGAACACCACAAACCGAAACTGCTGGCCGAAGGGCGCTGGATCGCCACCCATCCCGACCGCGCCACGCGCGGCTACCACATCAGCGCACTCTACGCGCCCATCGGCCTCGGCCCATCCTGGGCCGATCTGGTGCGCGGCTGGATTGCGGCGCAGGACAACACCGCCACCCTGCGCGCCTGGATCAACACCAACCTCGGCGAGCCGTGGGAAGAACGCGGCGAGGAAATCAACCTGCTCGACCTGATGACGCGGCTTGAGGCGGCGCCCGAACTCCCGCCCGGCCGCGTGCGCGCCGTCGGCATCGACGTGCAGAAAGACCGCATCGAAATGTCCGTCTATGAATTCGGCCCCGGCGAAGAATGCTGGGCCATCGACCACGTCATCGTCAGCGGCGACACGGCGGGCAGCGAACCGTGGATCGAACTGGCGCAGGAAATCGACGCATTCTCTCCCGACTGCGGCGGCATCGACAGCGGCTACAAC